TATATCGCGGTAACGAATGGTGGAGACTTGATCGATTTAACATAGATTAACTATAGTAATTACCGGGGAGGGGAAATTGCAGATTGTTTATGTCCCGATTGAAAAAATCATACCCTATAGCGAAAATCCGCGCATAAATGATGACGCGGTAGAACCCGTATTAAAGAGCATACAAGAATTTGGGTGGCGGAAACCAGTGGTACTCGATAAAGACTCCTGTATTGTTTGTGGCGATACCCGCTACAAGGCCGCGCAAAGGCTTGGAATGAAAGAAGTTCCATGTACTTATGCGTATAATCTAACACCAGAACAGGCAAAAAAGTACCGCATAATGGACAATAAGGCGCACGAGCTTGCGTCTTGGAACAGAACGCTCTTGGAACATGAGATAGAAGCCATCGGAGACGAGTCCGTGCGCGAGTATTTTCGGCAAGGGTTTCGTTTCTACAGCCAATCATCGCCTGAGGATAAAACGGAGTATATTTGTGATTTAATCTTCACGAAGCCTGAACTGGATCGCTTTTTAACCTGCCTGTCAAAGCTGCAGGAGAAGTACCCTGAGGCGCGTACAAAAGGCGAGTTGCTTGTAACCCAAATAGACAAATGGAACGAGGAAATGAGAGAGGACGCGGCGTGAATGTGATACTAGTACCCATTGACAGCATAATCCCCTATGCGAATAACCCGAGAAACAATGACCATGATGCTGTATTATTCGTTAAAAACTGCATACGCGAATTTGGCTTCCAAGTCCCTATAATCCTTGACAAATGCAATGTTGTGGTATGCGGACACACAGGGCTAAAAGCCGCTATAGAGCTTGGAATGAAAGAAGTTCCATGTACTATTGCCGATGACTTGAGTGAAAAACAGATCATGAAATACCGAATCGTTGACAATGCCACCGCTGAAATAGCGATATGGGACAGGGTGTTATTGAGTAAAGAGATGAAAAGTTTTACCGAGATAAAGTCTGAGGGATCGGAAGGAATTGAAATTCCGCAGATTGACAAGATAAACTTTGAAGGAATAGACGTTGAAATAGAACCTCAGGAATTACAGTCTATTTTTACCATTGTTTTCGACAGCAAGGCGTCAAGGGACAAGTTTCAATCCTTCCTGCGGTACGCGAAAAAAGTACACCCCGAGCTGTCAAAAGAAGGCGCATTATTGAATATGCTGGAGTATGAATTTGAATAAAAAGCACTTCCTTGATGAAGACGTATATACTGCCGCCAAGAAAAGAATAAAAAGAGTGTTACTCCAATTTGATACTTGCGCCGTTGCTTTTTCAGGCGGCAAAGATTCATTGGCTACCCTGAAACTGGTTGACGAAGTAAGAAAAGAGAATAATATGCCGGGGAAGACAAAGGTGTTTTTCAGGGACGAGGAACTCATCCCTGATACGGTGATAAACTTCGTCCAGGGCATATATGAAAGCGGGGAATACGAATTCTATTATTACGCCATACCGCTTGAGAGCCAGAAGTATTTTTTAGGAGACGCGATCACCTATGTGCAATGGGATAAAAACCGGAGGCACTTAAGAGAACCGCCGCCGTATGCGATTACCCTTAAAGAATACAAGGTGATGGATCAATATTCCACAGACAATTTTATTGCTGAAAATTTCCCCGGAAGCGTGGCTTTTTTTCTTGGCATGAGGGCGCAGGAAAGCCTTAACCGCCTGCAAAGATTCCTTAAAAATACACTCAAAGATAATTACATCACAAAAAAAACAGCCCGAGTTTCTACCGTATGCCCCCTGTACGATTGGCAAGAAGACGATATTTTCCTGTACTTCTATCAGAAAGGAATAAAATATTGCGGAATTTATGACAGCGAAATGTTGAACGGTGAAAATCTTCGAGTAGCTACCCCGTTTCATGCTGAGGCCGCAAGGCGATTTTATAAAATCAGAACCAGAGACCCCGTATTTTATCAACAGTTAATAGACTTGTTTCCTGAAATGGTCTTGCAGGAGAAATATCAGGGAGAATATAAAACAACATCCAGAACGGTGAAGCCTCTGAATGAATACCAGCCTACTGCGCAGGGCGTACTCCAAATGATACAAGACAATATAAAAGACAGGCACCAAGCCGAGGTTGCCAGAAGTGCCGCTCTGAAAGCCATTTCGGCGCGGGAATCTATGTTACAAAAAAACAAAGACGCAAAGGTGAATTTTGGCGGATACCCGTTACTTTACATAATGGAGCAGATTGCTCAATGTTCATTCAAGCGGTATATAAAAGTATGCCTAAAGACTGAAATGAAACCTGAATATTATCAATTTGAGGGAGTAGAAAATGCGGTATAACTCCCACGAATATGTGAACGATTACTTGGCTTATGGGACATTCCCGAAAATACATGATGATATTTTCTTTATGGCAAAAAGAGTGCCGGAAGCCGGCGAATTAAACGCCATTGATCTTGGGGCTTGTACGGGGCTGCTGACTATTAGAATGAGCAGTGTCTTCAAGTCAGTAACCGGAATAGAGTCTTCTGAGGATTATGCCAGAAAGTTACAAGGCGCAAGGATAATAGTCTTCAAAATAACCCCGGAGACGGTATTAGAATTTGGTGCTGTTATTGCAGGGTATGATATAATAATTGCAAGGAGAATATTCCCTGAATTATACGATGCCAAGCAAGTGGTATACTTTTTACCGGAAGTCTTTTATAAGGCCGGGATAAAATACATACTACTGGAAGGCAGGAAGCGCGTTAAACGACCGACAAATCCGCTATGGAACGCCGACCTTGAAGCGCAGGAATTTTCAAAGTATTACACCGTGTCTGACTTTTACAAAGATATACGGTTATTAAAGAGGAAAGCGTGAAACACCCTATAGAAAATGTGCAGTGGATACCAGTTGATAAACTCTCATGCAACGATTACAACCCTAATGTTGTTTATAAACAGGAACTGTCTTTGCTAAAATACTCCATATTGGAGACCGGCTGGATACAGCCTATACTTATATCCAGCGAGATGATAATAATTGACGGGTTCCATCGTGTTACCCTTGCGAAAACCGATAAAGAAGTTAACGCCCTGACAAACGGTCTGGTTCCCTGTACCGTCATGGAGCTGACGGAGCCGGAGCGCATTATGCTGACAATTCGCATAAACCGCGCAAAAGGGAGTCATATTGCCTTCCGCATGAGCGACTGTGTCAAACAGCTTGTGCATGACCACGGAATGAGCATTGAAAATATCTGTAAAGGTATCGGAGCAAATAAAGACGAAATCGAATTGCTATTATGCAAGGATGTATTTGAAAAAAAAGGAATAAACGAAAATTCAAAATACTCTTTAGCATGGGTTCCGAGGAAATAATGTGGCTGGAAGAAAACCGATTTATCGGAAAGAATACCATGACTCTTGGGCGTGGTCATTGGCAATACGCGGATGTACCGATCAAGAAATTGCTGAGGCGATGGGGGTTTCAAGAAAAACGATAAGCGAATGGAAGTATGTCATCGTTGAAGGACAAAGGGTCTTGTCTTCGTTCGGAGAAGCCCTTGCCAACGGCAAAGATGCCATTGATAGTCAAGTTGAACAAGCCTTGTTCAAGAGGGCTTGCGGATATACGGTAACTGAAAAAGAGCAGTATACCGACGAGAAGGGGCAGCGCAAAGTAAGGCTTCATGACCGCCATATACCACCGGAGACAAGAGCGGCAGAGGCATGGCTTTACAACCGGCAACATGACAGGTGGAAATCGCCACATTCTGTTGCGATAAACCTGAACAAAACTGAGATTGAAAACAGCGTAGACTTTAATGTTGTTGTCTTACCGCCCAACTCAGATTGTATGTTAAAGGAGATTGAAGATGGCTGAAATTGCCCCCCAACCGGGACCGCAAACAGCGTTTCTGACTTCCACTGCTGACATAGCGATATACGGAGGTTCTGCCGGAGGAGGTAAGTCTTTCGGTTTATTATTGACCCCGCTCCCCTATATAAAACACCAGCGGTTCGGCGCGGTTATTTTCCGCAGGGATTATGGTCAGATTTTTTCAGAAGGCGGATTATGGGACGAGGCTTCCAGACTATATACTTCCCTGCCCAAAGGCGGGATTGTTGAGATGCGAAGAAACAATGCAGAATTTAGGTTCAAGAATAAAAAGGGAAATTCTATAAGCAAAATATCATTCCGGCACATAGCAAGGGACGACGAGCTGAGCCTGTGGCAGGGGTCGCAAATCTGCTTATTATGTTTCGATGAATTGACCCATTTTTCACAGAAACAGTTTTTCTATATGCTGTCAAGAAACCGGAGTACCTCTAATGTGAAGCCCTTTATCAGAGCAACCTGTAACCCCGATGCTGACAGTTGGATTGCTGGTTTTATAGGCTGGTGGATTGACCAAGACACGGGATACGCCATCAATGGAAGAAGCGGGAAAATTAGGTGGTTCATTCGGCGTGAAGAAACATTGCATTGGGCTGATACCAAGCAGGAACTTATTGACAAATTTCGTCTAACTTCCAGAGAAGAGAGAGCGGAACCAAAATCTGTAACCTTCATAAAATCCACAGTTTATGACAACAAAGTGCTTATGGAGCGCAACCCCGAGTATCTTGCCAACTTGCTGGCGTTGCCGTTGATAGACAGGGAACGATTATTGAAGGGCAACTGGAAAATTAAGCCGGCCGGCGGATTGTACTTCAAAAGAAACCAGATTGGAGAAATGCTTGCAGTTATCCCTGATGATATAATAAAATGGATAAGGGCATGGGACTTGGCCGCGACATCTGAAGAAGAAGGCGGAGACCCGGCTTATACTGCCGGCGTACTTATGGGAAAAAGAAGAAATGGGAAGTATGTCATTGCCGATGTTATAAATGTCCGGCAAAGCGCCGGAGAAGTCAGGGCTAATATAAAACACACAGGAAGCATAGACAATGCCAGGTACAAAGGCGTTA